CGCTGCACAATCCCCTGTAGACGCATATGGTCTAGCTAAACTAGTCAATCCTTCTGGGGTACCCAGATTCTTTACTTCGTTTAAAGATATGGTAATGACTAAGATCACACAATTTAAGTGGGTTCCAAAACCGAATGCAGATCGAATTGTGTTTGAAGCGTTACAACCTGCAGTACGGTTTACTAAAGAAGAGTGCTTAGATCTACCTGAGATGACATATGTAACACGTAACGTAGAACTTACTCCACAACAGAAAAAATACTATGAGGCATTACGTAAGCAGTTAGTAGTACAAGCGTCAGGGGAACAGATCACCGCAATTAATGCAGCGGTGGGGTTGAACAAGTTGTTACAAATATCTTGTGGTGCAGTGTACTCTGATTCCGGTGAGACGCTAGAGTTTGACATCGGGGCTAGGTATAAAGTCTTGCGAGAGGTTATTGATGAGACTCAACAGAAAGTATTAATCTTTGTACCATTCCGGCATACAATTAAGATATTAGCCACAAAACTAGATGCAGATGGGTTTACGACAGATATTATCAATGGAAGTGTACCCGCTTCTCGCCGAGCAGAGATATTTAAAAGCTTTCAAGAAACGCCGAATCCACGTATATTAATTATTCAACCGCAAGCTGCTGCACACGGTGTAACGTTAACCGCGGCGGATACCATCGTATGGTGGGGGCCTACCCCTAGTTTGGAAACATATGCACAGGCAAACGCGCGTGCGCACCGAGCAGGACAGAAACATCCAGTTACAGTAGTTAGATTACAGGGGTCAAATGCGGAGAAACATCTCTATAAAATGCTGGACACTAAGATAGATGATCACGAAAAATTAGTTGACCTTTACAAAGATTTACTTGCATAAAATAAAGTACGATAGTATATTGGTATTTCGTAACGAGAAAACCAGATAGGTACCGTTACAACACTTAAGGAGAATGGCTATGTCAGATGACGTATCAAATGGGGATCCTATCCCCGTAGAAAAGCTCGCACGTATATACCTCAAGATGCGAGATAAAAAATCCGAGATGACTAAAGAGTTTGATGCTCAGATCGATAAGCTCGAAGCACAAATGAAAGCAGTCAAAACGGGAATCCTTGGGCATATGAAAGCTATAGGTGCTGAAAGCATTCGTACTGAATCTGGTACGGTATATCGTACTGTTCGTAAGGTGTATTCAACTACCGATTGGGAATCTATGCACAAGTTTATTCTTGAGCACCAAGCGCCCGACTTGCTGGAGAAGCGGATTCAACAGACCAACATGAAGGCTTTTTTAGAAGAGAACCCCGATCTGCTTCCCCCGGGGCTAAACGCAAACATGGAGTATTCCGTGAATGTAAGAAGGAGTTGAAATGGCTGAAGAATCATATGTACTAATCGAGGATATGGCAAAGCATTTTGCTGTATCTGTATCGACTGCGCGTGCATGGATTCGACAGGGCTTAGTCCCCGCACTTAAGATAGGCGCTGTATATCGTTTTAAGATAAGTGAGGTGGAGGAGGCTCTGCGTAACATACGCGGAGATGAAGCGGTGGAAGAACCGGTTGAATTAGGTTCTCAGTTAGTTTTTGATTTTAATCTTGATGAAGATATTTAGGAGAGTGTGATGAGTACAGAAATGACGTTATTTAAAGGCGGAATCCCTTCGTATTTAAAAGGTGCAGTAGATTCAGTTACTGCCGCGTTAGCAGGTAGTAGTGGCGGTATGCGGCGTATCAGTATCAAGGGTGGTGTGTTCCGCGAGATGGTTGGTGGTAATGAATATCGTGTGTCTGAAGATCGTGCGATGAATGTCATCATCATTAACGCGGCACCGAAAGTATCCCGTACATACTATTCAGGTAGTTATTCTGAAGGCACAGCGGTAGCCCCCACCTGCTGGTCTAGCGATAGCCAGAAACCCGATGAGTCTGTTAAGAATAAACAAGCCAATACCTGCTTAAACTGCCCCCAGAATATTAAGGGTAGTGGTCAGGGAGATAGCCGGGCTTGCCGTTTTTCGCAGCGTCTTGCTGTGGTAGTAGATGGCGAAGTTGATAAGGAGCAGGTGTATCAGCTTGTATTGCCATCCACATCTATTTTCGGTGATGGTGAAAAGAACAAGATGCCCTTGCAGGCTTATGCCCACTACCTATCTAACAATGGGTTCCCGATCTTTGGCGTTGTGACTGAGATGCGTTTTGATACTTCAAGTCCTACCCCCAAGTTGACATTTAAACCTGTGAGACCAGTGACAGAAGAAGAGTACGAGCTTATTCAGCATCTAAAAGATTCAAACGATGCTAAGAAAGCTATTGAATTAACCGTAGCCCAAGTAGATGGTGTACAGACTAAAGAGGAGTTGAAAGAAGAGTTTGCCCCTTCCCCAAAGGTTACTAAACCGAAACTAGAAGCCCCCAAGTACGAAGAGGAAGAAGTAGATGTACCGGTTGAAGAACCCAAGAAAGCCGTATCCAAGAAAGCACCTATAGCTAATGAACCTAAATTAGAAGATCTAGTTGGTGAGTGGGACGACTAAGTAAGCATTTAGCTTTTGGGGGAACGCAGACGAGTCGGCTCGGCGACTTTAAATAGCCTGTAAAGTTGTTCCTAGGTGGTTTATGGAGTGTCTGCTAGTACCCCACCTCTTATATTGGGTGGTCGATGGATAACATAGAGTTTTTGCGGCATGTCCTTGGCAACGAGGGATACTACTGCATATTAGGATTAAAAAGTAAAGAGCCCCCCGTACAAAAGTTGCTTACTACGATAGAAAACGCGATTACAGTTGCACAAAACTTATCGAAAGAAGGGTACGACACATACTACGGGGTAGCTTCATTTAAAGACGGTAAATCTAGACAGGCTAATAATGTTAAATCGAAGCAAGCGTTTTATATAGATATTGATTGTGGAGTATCCAAGAACGGCGAAGCAAAACCATACGAGTCGCAGGAGCAGGGACTAGCTGCGCTTAAAGTTTTTTGTAAAGCCATTGGCATGCCTAAACCAACGTTAGTTAGTTCGGGCGGGGGTATCCATGTCTATTGGGTTTTAAATGAGCCTATCACACCTGAAATATGGGAACCGTTAGCAATAAAATTAAAATGGTTATGTGATAAGCACGAATTTTATATTGACCCTAAAGTTACGCAGGATACAGCTAGGGTGCTACGTGTTCCGGGGACGTATAACTACAATTATGCAGATTCGCGAATAGTATCTATAGTCGGCCCTGTACAACGTACATACACACTTGATGAATTAAAGAATGTTATTGGCGACCCTGCCCCAGCCCCAAAGGTATTTGTTCCTCGCGCAGAGATGGATGAGGTTACTAAGGCTATTTTGGGCTTAGGTAGTTATACCAATCGTTTTCAAAAAATTATGATGAAAACGAATAAAGATGCAGGATGCGCCCAACTCAAGTATATTTATGAACAGCAAGCCACAATGCCAGAAGACCTGTGGAGAGCAGGGCTATCTATTGCCAAATTTTGTGTAGATGCTGATATCTGGATAGACAAAATATCGGTAGGGCACCCAACTTATGATCCCGCTGATACCGAATACAAAGTACGGCGTATTAAGGGCCCGTATACCTGCGAAAAGTTTGCTGAAATTGGAAGAGAATATAAGCTCGATTTATGTAAAGGCTGCATACATAAAGATCTAATCAAATCCCCCATCGTATTAGGGCGTGAAGTCCTTGAGGCAACAGAAGACGATAACATCGTTGAGAGTGCGCCCGAAAATATAAGCCAAGGCAAGACACAGACTTACGTCATCCCTATATATCCAGCACCTTATTTTCGCGGTAAAGACGGCGGGGTATTTAAACGTGAGGCTAAACCCGATACCGACGATGAAGATGCAGTCAAAGAAGTTTTGGTATATCACAACGACATATACGCGACTAGACGATTGATGGATGCAGAGCTAGGGGAGTCGATTGTTGTCCGTTTGCATTTGCCTAAAGACGGTGTGCGGGAGTTTACTGTGCCGCTAACGTCTATGACTTCCAAGGATGAGTTACGCAAAGAGATGTCAAAGCGCGGTGTGGCTTTGATTAAGATAGACCAAGTAATGCAATACATGACAACGTGGGTACATACTATGCAATATCAAGGAAAAGCTGACATAGCGCGCAGACAGTTTGGTTGGACAAATGATAAGTTTGAGGCGTTTGTACTTGGGGATAAAGAAATACGTGCCGACCGTATAGATCATAACCCGCCATCTTCGGCGACAAAAGATCTGTTTGAGGCATTTGAGCCTAAAGGTACGCTAGAGGATTGGAAAGAGGCAATGCAATTCTGGAATCGTCCCGGTATGGAACTGCACCAGTTCGTAATTGGAGCCGCATTTGGGTCGGTGTTTATGAAGCTTACCCCTATTAACGGTGTAACGATCCACGTATATAGCCCAAACTCTGGGGTGGGTAAGTCAACTTCTATGAAAGCCGGTATGAGCGTTTGGGGTAGTCCCGCTAAGCTTATAACTAAAGGGGTAGATACAAAAAATTCTAAGATGAATCGTGTGGAGGTTCTTAACAATATTCCGTTTGCTATGGATGAGTTTACGAATGCTTCGGGCATGGAGTGCAGTAACTTTGTGTACGATATGTCTTCCGCGGAACAAAAGAATCGTATGACTTCATCATCTAACCAAGAACGTCATCGAGGTGAGCCGGGTAATCTATTAGCTATCAGCAACGGAAACTCATCCCTACTAGAGAAGATGAGTACGGTTAAGATGTTGCCACAGGGAGAAGCAATGCGGGTAATTGATATTCGGGCATTTGCAGTACCGGGGCTAGAGAAGAAAGATACTGATGAGCTAAGTGCTGTGATTATGAATAACTACGGCCATGCGGGTATTGTGTTTTTACAATATATTATTACTAACATCGATGAAGTTAGGGCGATGTTTAAAGAGATTCAGCAAAAGATGGATGCAAAGTGTGGCTTTACATCAGCAGACCGATTTCACTCCGCAGCGGTGGCTTCAGCTATGGCAGGGTTATACTTTGCTAAAAGAGCGGGATTGATTGAATATGCGATTAAGCCTGTTACCGAATGGGTTGTTAAGTTAATGACATCAGTTAAGGAAAATACCGAAGAGCTTGATGTTGATGCGGAATCGACTCTAGTGCAATACATCGCAGAAAACTGGAACAACGTATTGTTGATCAGAAGCACCGATGATGGGCGTACAAAAGATGGGTTAGATCATTTAGTTATCCCTGATGCATCCCCGAAGTTTCAATATGTAATACGGTACGAGCATGACGAAAAGATGATGTTCTTCTATACACCACAACTAAAAGCTTGGTGTGTCAAGCGTCAGATTAACTATGAAGGTTTGATTGATGCCTTAAAGCAGGGGCGTACTAAAGCCAAGATAGAGCTTAAACGTATGGCTAAAGGTACCAAGATGAATCTACCCCCAGCTAGGGTTCTTTCAATTATCTGCAAGGACTTTATGAATAATGAACTCGAAGATCAGTTTAAGGCAGAAGCCGAACACAGGGCCACGCAGGAAGGTCATGAGGCAGGGGCAGATATGTCCTGATGGGGTAGTTATTACTGTGAACTGGGACGTGCTTGAAATAGGCATGTCCTTTTTTGTACCCGCGGTTAATTTATCACTACTCGATAAACAAGTAATGGAAATAGCCCAAAACCGGGGGTGGAAATTACAAAGCCGGAACCAGATCGAGGGTGGAAAATTAGGTCTTCGCTTTTGGAGAACCTTGTAGTACAATGTTAATACACATTCTCCATGTGTAGTATCTCCTCAAAGACCTTAGCCCCCGACACTCTCGGGGGTATTTTTTTATTCTAGGTCAAACTTTTCTTTAACTTCTTTAGAAAGCTTAGGATTAAACCGTATACCGTCTACAGAATCCCGCATAGCCTTTCTATGATCAAGAACAGCTTTATTTAATTGATCCCGTTTAATACGCCAATCAGGGTGCGCATCGTTAAATACTTCGCTCTGATCTATAGCTTTTTGCACAAGATCATCATTCCCTGTAGTCATCCCCAACACGTATAGATTCTGGATATTGTGCCGTTGGGTTTTAACCTTTTGTTGATACAAGTTTACCGCTGCAGCAGTTTCTTGTTTACTCGATAAATCCGCAGGTGCAAAGCCAGCCGCTTGCATAAGCGCATTATAGGCGCTTACATCCTCTTGAATAGGATCGCCTTTGATTGTAGTAGCCCCTTCGGTAACGTACCGGATACCCTTCATTGGGTTCTTTATAAAGTTAGGTAGCATTCCTTCAATAGCGCGGTCTGGATGCCCATCATTAAAGTGTTTGATTGATTGCTCTACGTTAGCCGCATAAGAACCTGAAGGGCCCATAAGATTCTTCATAGCCCACAATACATAGCCATCTTGAGAAATCATTCTGGGGTCATCTCGGAATAACAAATCTTGTCCGTATGCCACGCGGTTTGCAATATCAATATTTAATAATTGATTAGGCAATCCTTTATAAGCAGTTTCACCAAAAAACTCTTTCATGCTTTCGTTAAAATCGTATGGCTCATCATCACCAAACAAAGCATTAACCATATTTGCGGTTGTTTCTGCAGCCCCATAGAATGGTAATCCCTTCATCCCCGCAAACCCTGTAGCCATTGCTAACATACCAAGCATCTGTCGTTGGGCTACTTGTTTTACAGATCTACCCCCAAGTTCGTCTAACGGGATCATATTGTTTTTATCACTACTAATTGCTTGATGAAACGAACGGGCAAACATAGAAGACGTATTCCATACAAACTGTTTAAATGTAAAGAATATCCGACCTAATGGATGCTGCATCATACTTGGGGCAGTTCCCGCAATACCTGATGTATGGGCCTTAATAACTTGATCTGTTGCGTATCGAGCAGCCTCTTCGGGTTTCATACCATCTTTTAGTGCAAGCTCATATGCGGCAACGGCTGTAACACGACGGGTGTATTTTTCTGAAATCGTAAACGGATATGCTAATGCTTTAGCAATTCTTCCTTTAACCCCGCTCATATTATCTAGCGAAGCATTACGATTTTGGATAATTTCCCGATAAGTAGAATGGTCAATTTGGGCTGTATCTTGTAGTTCTTTATACAACGTAGCGTAACGCGAATTGTTTTCAATACCCTTATTTACAGCTTTAAACGCATCAACTAACGCAACGCCTGCTCTATCAAATCCATGCCGTGCACCAAGCATGGGGTATACCACCATAGGAACGTGGGTTAAATGTACTACCGCGGAAGAGACGTTACCCCCAATATATTCAAATCCGCTCAACGCAGTCGCGTTATGCACCCAAGGAGCAAAAGCTGGATCAAACTGAAGTTTTGCCTGATTATTAACATGTGATGCTACAGTAGCCTGTGCAGGTGTAGCAGCAGCGCTTTTACCAAACGTATGTAGTTCATCATGGGCTAATGCAATCGCGCTGTTATATTTACCGTTAGATAACTTGCGTGCCCATTGAGGTGCGGTATTACTAAAACCTTGTAAAAGTAATGTACCTTGTTTAAGCGGATCTACACCACGTACGTTTTCAGCACGCATAAATCTTTTTGCAATTGACTGTGCGGGAAATTGTAATAAGTAACTTTGATATATAGAATCAATTAGATGGTCCGGCGCATTTTGCTGTTTCATGTCGGTAATTACTTTACCGATAAAAGAATCCGGGGGGATATCGCCAGATCTATAGCTAATATCTTCAATACGTTTATATAACTGAACGTCTTTCTGTCCTAATTGTTTAACAAATTGTTCACGTTCTCTAAAAGATTCAAACTGAGAAACTGCACGCGCGCCCGTTTCAGGATCCGCATATTCAGCTACCCAATCACCAAATCGCATTAACGGTATATACCCTTTGACCCGCATACGTTTTGCTTCAAACTCAGATTTAAGTTTGGCTTTTGTCGAACCCATCAATACGCCTGTTGCACCGGGGTCATTCTCATCACCAAACAAAACCTTCTCATACTCGTCCATCATCTTTTCGTAATAGCCGCGAAGGTCTTTATACGTTTGCTGCATCTCTGCGGGAGTTATGCTCTTATTTTCAAAACGCTGTTTAAGTTCATCGTAAGCCTTTGAATACTGTCGATAAGTACCCGCGTCTTCGTCTTTTGAAGTACGTGCATGCCACTCATCTGAGGTTTCTTTGGGATTAAGAACATCGACACCAGCAAAACGTGCGTCCTGTGCAAATTTATCTAACCGTTTCTGTGCTTCTGGGTTCGCTTTAGCTGCTTTAAGCGCGCGCTTATAAATGTTCTCAGCTTCGGTAATAAACTTATCTGTATTACCTTGTTTACGTGCCATTAAATCTGCAATGCGTTTAATCTGAGGAAGCTCTGGAAACATTTCCGCAATTGCTTCTAAACGCTGCGTCATCAATACTGCACGGCGCACCCCATCATTCTGGATATTAGACACCCAGTTCTTAACACTATTTGCTGCTTTACTATCCATTCCCGGCAGTTTGTTTAAGGTTTCACCTACTTGTCTAAACCCGGTCTGAATTCGGCTAGGATCATTAGATGTGATGTTATCCATCGGGTGTTGATTTTCACCGTTTTTACGCATTGTGGGTGTTTCTATATTAGCCCCACCAGCGGCTTGCGCTTGTTTATGCGCATCGGCAATAAGTGCATCTACATCACTATCAGAATATTCTTTAAGCAAGTTCATACGCCGTAATAAGTTACGGAATACATTTTTAATTTGTTGATACCATGATTGATTTTTAGGGCCGGATTCAGATCGCTCTGCAATAACTTCATCCACTGCCCGTATTATTTCATCAGGGCGCCCTCTATAGTCGTTATTTTTTTCTATCCACTTGTCTGTGGCGTCTTTAATATTTTTGTTAGTATCATAAATTTTTTGCAGAGTCGTATCTAAATTTTCCCGTAATGCTTTATGCAACCCGTAATGGCCTAATGCTTCATGAAATACTGTAGCTTTGACTTCCGCAACAGAATCATGGTTATTGCCAATAATAACTGCATCTTTATTATCGGGAGTTATAAAGCCCCGTGTGCCTTCAGCTTTATTTTCTTTTAACCAATCTTGCACCTTTAGAGGTAGCTCATCAATAGAATGCACGTAATGCACATTTAGCCCGGGAAACTTCTTATCAAGGCTTTCTACCATTTTTTGTGCTAATTCTTTTTCTACTTTACCTGTACCGGGTTGACGCTTGTCATTTTTTAAGAACCCGATCTCATTTTCTTTTTGATGTTGTTCATGCACAAGTTCCCCAAAAGCTTTTAAATCTGCGCCTTGCTCATGCAGTCCTTTCCACAGTTCTTGTAGGCGCGGGGATAATTTAGAAAACGCTGCCGCGCCTTCAGGTTTATTTTTAGCCCAAGCTTTTACTGCTTCTGGGGTAGTAGCGGTAGGGGCAGCTTCTTCTTTAGGTTTATCTGGGAATACTTGTTTTGTTAAATCATCTAGCTTTTCTTCAAACGATTTAGGTTCTACAGTAGTAGCAGGTTTTTCTAATGTAGTACGTTCATCTGTTTTTCTTGCTCTAGGCTTACTAACAGATTCTGTAGTTGCGCCCACTCTTCTTGTCTCAGGTGCTGCAGTTCCTTCGGTAATTCCGCGTGATTCGGGCTCGCTATAAACTGGAACGCTTTTTCGATTTGATACAGTGTCAGGTGCATTTCGTAGTGCTCCATAATCGGCTTCCTTTTTAATACCGCCTCTAGGCCCAAACATTTCTTGTTGTTTAGCTGCTTCGTTAAACAACCGTCCAGCTAATTCTTGCACAGCTTGTTTAGTAGAAGGGGATATATTTTCGTTCTCTCGAACTTTAGCTAGCACGTTTGCAACATCTTGGACATGCTCTGGGTTGGTAAAATCTTTATCTAATAACTGTTTAAATAACGGTGATTGTTTTTTTAACCCCGTTGCTGCAAGCGCATCTGCTGTTAATACAGTACTAGGTATTGGTGCAGGTGGCGCTTCTGGAGTTTCAGGTAACTTACCTTTTATTGCAGCAATTTCGGGAAACAACGAACCTTGTGCTTCAGGCACTAGGGGGAATAATCTTTTACGTGCTTCTTGCTCTGCTTGTATACGTTGTGCTTCTGTACGTACTACACCTGCGGGAGTAACTTCATAATCATGAAGCGGTAAATTTAATTGCCCCGGTGTAGTGGGTGGTGCAATAGGAGCTTGTGGTTCTTGCGCTGTAGGCATTTCCCCTTGTCTAAGCTTAGTAAGCGTAGGATCACCAAACAAATTGCCATATGCTTGTTGACGTGATGCAAGCTCTTGTTCTTTTGATAGCGCATCAAATAACCCCATTTGCCCTTTGGAACGGGTAATTGGAGACGGAGATATATTCGGCATTGTTTCTGGAACCATTGGCCCATGAGGTTCTGGGTACCCAAACATGTCGGTATTACCAAAATCAAAACTTGACTGCCCCGGGGATTTAAATGGAGTCTCTGGTTGAGGTTCTGGTTCTACAGTAGGCTGCGGCCCCCTTGATGCAGTAGGTTCTCCAAAAATATCCCCATACTGCTGCTGTCGTGCAGCTAAATCGTCTTCAAAATTTTTGCGTTGTTGTTTAGCTAATTCAATTGCTTCCGTACGTTGGCGTTTAGCAATATCTAATGCTGTTTTATTTGCACCCGCCTCTCTAAGCCCACCGAACCCACCAAAAATAGCAGCCGGTACTGTAGCCCCTGCAAGCTGCGCTTTATACGATTCCATTGCTTCTGGACCCATAAAGTCTTGCCCAGCTTGTGCTCTACGTAAGGCTTCATCGCCCACGCCCATAGTAACAAGGCCAGCATAATTAGAAGCAATATTTCTAAAGTAAGGGCCAAATGCGCCGTTTAATTTTGCTAACCCTGCTTCATGTGTGATAGCCCCAGAAGCGACATCTTTTGCAACATCCTTTACCGATGCACCAAATGCATTTTTTACTGATGGGGGTAATAAGCTTGTGCCGGGTAAACCAAATCTATCAAGCGCAGTTTGCCCTAACGCAGCGGCATGAGCAGATAATTCATCTACTGGTTTATTGGGGTTTACTTGTTGTTGCTGTCTTACGTTTTCACCAAAATTGGCGGGGTAATCTGTTGCAGCAAATGCGGCAATTCCAGCTTCAGGCCCTAAAAATGATGCTGCACCACCCGCTATAGTAGGAACTGCATATCGACCAAAACCCTGCGCTACAGGACCTAATGCGCCTTCTACTGCGGATCCTGCGCCTGTAAATAACCCTTTTTCCCAAGCACGGCTTTGTTGTTTTGCAGTAGGGGCTTCGTACTGCTGCTCGGCGGCAAGGATATCTCTTTCACCCGCTTTTTCTAATCCGGGAATATTAAACGCATGCCCAACACCTTTTTCTGCCGCACCGTACCACCCATTAAAACCAGATTTAAACGCGGTAAGAATGCCATGTTTATCAGGTCCCGGAATATCAAAGTCATACTTATCCGCTAAGCGATTAAGTTCTTTATGAAATTCCTCATCAGACATAGAGTCGTCAAAGGACACAGGCCCTATTTTAGGAAGATCTATGATCATTTTGTTCTGCTATCTGGTGCAGTGGGTTTAGGCCACCAAGGTAATAAGCTAGAATAATACGCGTCTTTTTGGAATTGATGGCTTCTTTGTTGATCAGGAGTCCAAGTACTTCTATCTTTTGGAAGGTTAAGTGTTTTTAAAACGTTGGGTTCTATTGTGTTATTCCAATCATCAGTAGCTTTTCTTGTTACTTCAGCCTGACGAGTTTGTGAATCCGCCATTTTATTTTCATAATCTTTTAGTTTTAACTCATGCGCTTGCGCAAGTGCGTTAGCATGAATTTCTTTATCTGCTTGTATTTTTGCTAAAGCGGCATTATTGCGTAAAGTCATATTATCTGCTCTATCTTGCGCAAGTGCTTTATGGTAAGCGGCCATTTCATTGATACGATCTAGGCGGGATTCATTTAGTAACTGTGCACGGGCAGCGGTTGAAAGTGCCCCAGCAATACCAGCTTCTTGTTTATTTTCTTGGCCCATTAAGTTGCCATATAAACCAAGACCTTGCGTAACACCCGCACCAATATTAGGCGCTGCAAAATTAGAACGCCCCATCATACCCGCACCCGCCCCTAGCAATGCGAGCCAAGGACTTAATTTTTTCTGCTCTGTAAGTGATTCTTTTTGGGAATCTATCCATTCGTTAAATTTTTTAAGTTGATCATCACCAGCGGTTTCTGGAGGTTTGTACGTAGACTCTTCTGGTTTAGCAGGGGCTGTAGTAGCGTCAGGAATACTTGTAGGCATACCAAATTTGCCTGTTGGGTTAAACCCAGTATATTCCCCATACCCTTTATACAAACTATCTGAAGGACCTTCTTCAAATTCATTCATACGAGCAGTTTCTGCTGGAGATACGGGAACAAAAC